TTACAGAGAGCTATGATCTCTCTCTTACACTTCTCTTCACCGTATTTCTCGATGTCTGATTGTAGTTCTTTATTAGAGCCGTAGTATGTCTTCCAATCCGATGGAACCTTGATACGCTTCTTTTTCTTCTTGACTTGTTTCGTCTTAGTGAATTGAAGACGCTTCTTTCCGATGTACTTCTTTTTCGTTACTTGGTTAGTGATGATGTACACGAATGCGACGAAGCCCTCGACAGTCTCGTCGGTCACTGCTCTATCTTGATAAGTCCACGGATTCTCATAGTCCATGCACCTATTTATCGTATGTTATTCAACAATCCATTCCAACAGAGTAAACTTAGTATTGCCGATTGATGACGCACCATGACCATAGCCAGTGCAATTGGCGAATGTAAATCCTATTCTCTCACAATTAGAAAGAGCGGAGAGGAACTCTTGTTTATTATCGATAGAGTTAGATGTTTCTACGGAAGTCCATTTTTGATCGAATGGAGCTATGATTTCGAAGTCGCCATTTTTAGTTGGAGTAGAAGCAAATGTTGCCCACCATCTGTACGTTTCATATTTTCCAGTACCACTCCAATCGTCGCCAGATCTTTGGAGATATACTGTTATTTCAGAACTACCATCTTCGGAACAATTTGTTCCATAGAGTCTATCACCCTCAAGCCTAAACTTCATTCTAATTTGATTCTTCGAGACAATTGGACCATTTACATACGTCACGTAGTGCGCACTAGATGTTTTAGGATTCCAAGAGAACGAAAAGATTCCATCTGATTTCAATGGGTGAAGAGGAAGATCCGTTGAGTAATTAGTTGAGCCTATAATCGGTCCTATTTGCCAGTCATTGGGATTAGTCGCGTTCCCTCTGGTTTCACTCTTATGTTTAATCACATAAAGAGCAATCGCACCAATGGCCAGTGACACTGAAACAGCTAGGGTAATTAACATTATAGTTGGTCTGGGGTCCAGTTAGGATCGATGCCGGCAACCTTATACGCATCGAATAGGAGCCCAAAAGTAGGAAGCTTAGTCGGAACCGGACCAGAGTATCCCCATGCTATCGTGATGTGTGGAGTAAAAGTTGGAAACGTAGATGTAGCACCGTACGTATCACGAATCTCTTTATTTAGAGTCACGATATCAGGAGAGTTAAGAATTCCAACGAGGCATGAACCGTACTGTGGAGAGTTCCACAATGCCCAGTCGCAGATGCCTCCGGTCATTGGAAGCTTAATGTCTTTAGACTCGGCGCCAGGGCACGCACACGTAGAATAGATTACGGTTGAGTGATACTGATCGGCACGAACTACCTTAACAGCACTAATTCCTAGAGTGTCTCTACAGAAATCGAATAGCTTAGCAGAATCTTCGCTTGAAGGATAGACAAAGACTTTTGTCCCTGCCCTATGCTCTCCATCGATTACTTTCTTATTAACATAAATCATTCTTCTTCCTCTTCATCGTTGTCTTCTTCCTCTTCGGCATATCCAACGATCTCACATATCTGTTCGATAAATTCATAGGCATTCTCGATTATGCTATCAGTCTGATATACATCTTCCGCGCAACAGATTTTTTGTTCTTTGATAAAATCCTGACAAAGTTTCAGGAGCTCATACGCTTCACTCGCCATTATCGTTTAGGCTCCCAGATATAGGCATCTCTCGGGTCTACATCATCAAAGTTAGTATATCGTTTCTTGGTGGTAGGATTAGGATCGTATACATTGAGACCATCATAGTATATCATGTGCCATCCGCCCTCGATATTTAGAGACGGTACAGAGAACATAGCCTCTCGACCCCACATCCATTCCTTAAGAAGCTTAGGCTGGAGTTCCCATGGAAGATAGATTGTCTTGAACGCTCTTCCATCTCCATTATGCTTGCCATGATAGTTTTCTTGACGGAAGCCAAGGTCTCTAAGGATACGGCTAACATCGCTGGTTCCATGGTCAGGAACATAAAGCTCGGCCGCCGTTTCCATAATTTTATCATAGGAAAGTCCAGTGAACATAGCCGTAGCGGCTATTACGCAGTCACTCTTAGCTTTCTGCTCAATGAACTCAAACACCTTTACTTGCTTTCGGTTAGGAAACTCTGTGGAACAATACGTGGTGAGCCATGACCGAATGCATGAGTCTTGCCGTGTTCATCTTCGACTACTACATTATAGAAGTCGGTTCGAATTACTGTTCCTGGGGTATTAGTCTCTACGATAGTGACCTTCTGTCCTACCGTGAATTCATTTTTATTGCTCATTTTGTCTCCAATATATGGTTGATCAAATCTTCTTCAATTTGCCTAACAATGATCTCAATATCTTCTGGGTCGAGATCTTCTATTAGGTCATCAGACATAGTCCATTCGGCTATGAATGTAGAGTTTAGTTTAATCTCTTTATCTTCCATTAGATTTCGCATCCACCAGCGGCGCAGGCTAGTTCTTGCGATCCGGTAGTAGAATCTTCCTTCTCAAACTCTTGGAGCTGCATCCAGTCGACCTGCTTAGGCATCTTCTCTACCCATTTATTATACTCGTCCTCATTTATTTCAGTGTATGGAGCCTGTCGATATGTTCCACCGTCATATGGAAGGAATGATACTCCAGAAACGGTATCAAAATTCTCATACATCCAGGCACCAACACTCATCCACTCATCCTCTCGTACATTTATAGTAACCGATGGCTTGTGCTCGCACCAATGATCCTGGAGCTTCTTCCAGAGTTCTAGGGTCTCGATCGCGGTTAGATCATTCCTCTGAATAGAACCCTCTGGCGACTTAATTGGGAAGTAGAAGACGGTGTTCTGTGGATTCATAACATCGGCCTCATTAGGAATACCGATGCTCTTCATGAAGTGTGTTAGAGGATCCTTATTGTCTGCCCTTACAGCACGAAGGTAGAATTCAGCGAATCGAGTGTGCATGCCAGAGGCCGAGTTGACCTTCTGAGATACCGTTCCTGATGGTTTGACACAGGTGATAGCGACTGAAGCTCTGATATCTAGACGCTCGGCCCACTCCCTATTGACCTCAATGGTGTAGTCCTTGACCTTCTCTAGCTCATGAAGATTATCGACTAGCCAACGATTATCGCATACACCAGTGAGTGAGACTCCCAGCAGGCGCTCTTCGTCTGCATTATCCTTCCAAATCTTTCGAAGGTAACGGAAGTTAGTGAATGATGACTGAATAGTACCAAGGATGGTAGCGATTCGAGCCTTCCTCTTTAGCGACTTAAGATCGTCGTCGGCGCGCACTACGATTTCCGTTAGGTTACAAAAACCATATGGTCGAAGAATAATCTCTGAACACGGGTTCGTACCAAAGTCGTGCTCCCAGTCTCTTCGACCATTTCTCTTAGCGATGTTCTGGCATGCGTACCTTGAGAACATTCCACGCTCACCAGACTTAGATGCGTAGAGTGAGAACCATTCCTTCATGAAGAGTTCCATGTCTGGACGACGGGAACCATAAACTGCAGAGTTGTTAGCCAGACGACGTTGACCGTGATGGGTCCACCAGTCACCAGACTTAGCCGACCTCATTCTATCGTCAATAACATCCGATAGAGAGATCATGGCGGATCTTCTGACACCACCAACAACCACGATGTCTGCAATCTTACACATTAGATCGTGGCACTCAATAGTAGTGAGCTGACGACCAGCCGCTCTAGTGAAGAGGCTTACGGCAAAATGGAAGAGGTCTTCGAGCGGCTGTGGACCAGAGGCTCGTCCACCAAAAGTCTTAAGTCTCGCTCCAGCTGGACGAACTCGATGAGTAGTCCACTTTGGAATATCTCCGTTATAGAGTAGAGAAATGAGCTGCCTGAACGCCTTAGCCCATCCAATCTTAGAGTCATATACGTCAATTAGGGTATCGCATGGATGAAGAGTATCGGCGACCCTAGGAAGCTTGGAGACGTACTTCTCTTCGACAGAGAAGCCGACCCCGGTTCCACACATTAGAATATACATCGCCTCATCAAACGAACGAGGAGAGTCTACGGGAAGATAAGAACAGTTGTAACCGGCTACATTGCAGCGCTCGAGAGCAGGTCCGGAGCTCATCAGAGCTCTCATTGACGGCATTACTTCGAGGTTATAGATGGCAGAGAATACTTCGTCATATTCTTCTGTAGTGAACTTGGCCGTCTTATTATAGTGAGTCATGAGGCGAGTTACCGTCTCGTGCCAAGTCTCCCGACGATTCTCTTCATCGAGCCAACGAGCGTAACGGGAAATGAAAATGTACTCTTGGTAGTACGATGAAAAGGGATTATGGTTACTCAATTCTTACTCCGTTTAATCTTAAAATCTTGGTGGTGGCCATCGTGCCACGTTATTCTTAGGTGATCACCGTACTTCCCTGCGAGAAAGACTTTCTTCATATTCTTATTGAACCAGAGCTGACACGTATGCCAAGAACACTTTGGGTCCACCTTAATCTCTTTCAATCTCGAGGTGGACCCATATGTGATTGTTATTGTCTTAGTGATGCTGGACATCTACCACTTCCATTAGCCATCCGAAGTATTGGAGAAGCTGATTCCAGGCTGACTCGGCCACGATCTTATGCTCTTTCTGCGTTCCGTTGCCCATCCTTAGAGCGCAATAGTGGATCCATGAGCGTAGAGTTCCCGCCATGTACATACGAGAGACCGTCAGTCCCTCGGGAAGGAAGACTCTCGCTTGCTCTTTAGCGATACCCATCTCAATAGCATTTGCATAGGCGTCAATTGCTGTTTCGACCACCTTACGCTGCCACATTTCAAATGATGACTGAATCTCATTATCATCAATCTCAACAGAATTCTGACGATTCTTTGTATCTTGCAGTCTAGCTTCACGATCTATTAGGAAACCAAGGTCTTTAGTTGGATCCGCGTATCGTTGGGAGAACTCTTGGAACGAGAATGAACGGTGTCGAAGAATCTGGCGGGCGATGTCTCTAGTGGTGGTGATCTCCATAGTGATAGAGACCATCTCGAATGGAGACCAGTGGGCGTTCCTGGCCAGATACTTAAGGAGCTTTTCGGATGTCTGAGTATTGAGCTGATTCGATGGGTTAGAGATCCTGGCGCAGTATGCTACGAAGTCTCCAATGTCCAAGCCCGTTCCAACTGTACCACTCTCTACTACCGGTTGAGTCATGGCTACAATCTTTGCTTCGTTCATACTCTCTTCCACTCGTTCAATTGAAGCTCAGCGCGAAGACCGCTGAATGTATTTCTATCTATAATCTCTCGCACTTTAGAACTCTTCATTTTTCCATGTACTACCATATCGTTTACGTCTTTTTGATGAATATATTCTGGCCATACGCACACATTTAGACCGTGCTTGATGCACTTCCGAATCTTGCTCACGGTTTCTTTACTTCTGGGCTCGTTGTCGAAGACAATGACTGAATTATCGAGGTTGAGATACCTGAGAGCACTGATCTCAACGCCTCCTGCGGTCGCAACTGAATTTGGCAGGAACATGGCGTCGATTGGTCCTTCGAGTACGTAAGCTCGATTCCCCCGATCATATCGATCAATCCCCCACATCTTGGGGACTGATTCATCAAGAACAATTGTGATGTACCGGACGTCACCCTGAAAGTATCTACCCTGAAGTGCATGTAGACGTCCCTCTCGATTAAGGAAGGGGATAACAAGTGCTGCTCCATCGTGTCGAAGAGCATCGTCAGAGAATTTCCCAGGAA